TTTTGCTCATCGAGGCAAAGAGAATCTTCAAAAATGTTGAGAGGTTATTAAAATAATGGATATGCTTACAAAAGAAATCGCAACACGGCATGAATCAATAGATTTTTATGCGCTTGGCTCATTTTACCTTCCGAATCCAGACCCTGTTCTGAAAAAACAAGGCAAAGATATAACAGTTTATAGTGACCTTGCCAGCGATGGGCATCTTTCCGGCTGCATCTCTTCAAGAAAATCCGGAGTAACTTCTTTAAATTGGGAAATAATTAGGGGTGATACTTCTACAAATGTGCATAAAAAAATAATAGATATTATTGGAAATATTGAGAGCTTTGACAATGTCCTTAAGGAAATTTTGGACGCTGTTCAATTTGGCTATCAGGTATCGGAGGTGTTGTGGACAAAGAAAAGTGGGCTTATTGTTCCGTTTGCTGTAGTCGGAAAGCCTCAAAACTGGTTTGTCTTTTCTGAAGAAAACGAATTAAGGTTTCTAACAAAATCGGATATGATAAAAGGGATCTCCTTACCTTCAAGAAAATTTATTCTCTCAACACACAACGCAACCTACGCAAACCCTTACGGCGATGCCGTTTTATCAAAATGCTTTTGGCCCGTTACTTTCAAAAAGGGCGGAATGAAGTTTTGGATAACTTTTTGTGAAAAATACGGAATGCCGTTTTTACAAGGGAAAATCAAAAGAGGAGCTCCGGCTGAGGAATATGACGCTCTTCTCGAAAGATTGATGGAAATGGTGCAGGATGCGGTTGCTGTAATACCTGACGATTCTTCTATTGAGTTTCTTGATTCATCAAGTAAATCAGCATCTTCAGACATATTTAACACGCTTATAGAATCATGCAAATCTGAAATATCTATCGCACAGCTGGGGCAAAACCTCACAACGGAAGTAAAAGGCGGTAGCTATGCGGCATCTCAGTCACACATGCAAGTCAGGGAAGACATTGTTGATTCAGATAAAAAAATAGTAGAATCCGCTATTAACACTCTTATAAAGTGGATATGTGAGCTTAACTTCAATACATCTACTTATCCCAAATTTAGCTTATATAAAAAAGAAGATGTTGACAAGTCTCTTGCGGAAAGAGATGAGATATTGACAAAAACGGGGGTTAAGTTCACTAAAAAGTATTACATAAAAAATTATGGACTTGACGAAGAAGACATAACTATTGACGAACAACCCGCAGATGTGCAGCCACCATCCAGCTCAGGAACTTCCTTCTCTGAGCAGATTAAACAAAAATTCACTTCTGACCAACAATGCATTGAAGACCTTATATCTCACTCTCTGACACATTCAGAACACGCTTTTAATAGTCTGTTAAGCCCTGTTCAGAAAATGATAGAAGAATCAAAGAGTATTGAAGAAACAAGAGATAAATTGTTTTCGATGTATGAAGAAATGGACTCAAGAGAGGTAAGTGACTTGCTTGCAAGAGCCATTTTCATATCTGAAATTTGGGGCAGGATAAACAATGACGAATAATCCCTTTAGTATCTTATCTTTTTTTATATTAATACCTTTTTCTTTGATAATAGAGGGATGCGGTGAAAACAAGCAATGCCTGAAAAAGTAGACTTAACCTTAGCCTTTAGCCTTCCCCCAGAAGAAGCTATCGAATATTTTAGAAAAAAAGGCTATGAAATAACATTCAATTGGTCAGAAATGTGGCATGAAGCTCATTCAAAAGCCTTTACTGTTTCAAGAGTTGCGAGTATGGATATTTTAACAGATATTAGAAAATACACAGATATGGCATTATCGGAAGGCTGGTCTTTGCAAAGATACCAACTGGAGCTGGAAGAGACGTTGAGGCGGAAGGGCTGGTGGGGATTACAAGAGGTAATTGACCCAGTAACACAAGAAATAAAGAGAACTATATTTAATCCCTCAAGACTTGAATTGATTTATAGGAACAATCTTCAAGTTGCTTATGCGACAGGTAATTATAAGCAAGCGAAAGAGGTGGCTAATGAACGCCCATACTGGCAGTATAGGTCTGTAAATGACGGCAGGACAAGACCTCTTCACCGAGCATGGAATGGTATAACCTTAAGACATGACGACCCCTGGTGGGACACGCATCACCCGCCAAATGGCTGGAATTGCAGATGCAGGATAAGAACGCTTTCACAGCGACAGCTTGATAAAGAAGGAATAACTCTTAGCAATAGCGAAAGTTTAAGCAATCTGTTCCCCTTAGTCGATTGGACAGACCCAGCCACGGGGCTAACTAAAAAAGTCCCTTTAGGGATTGACCCAGGCTGGGATTATAATCCTGGCAAAGATAATTTTTTAGGATAAAATAAACAAGAGAAACAAACGCATGGCAGCAATTGACATAACAATAGAAGATAAACAGCTTTCATCTCTTTTTGACAAGCTAATTTCAAAGACAAGCGACCTTTCGCCTTGTATGCGAAATATTGCAATGATTATGAAAGAAACTGTACTTGAAAACTTTGATAGTGGTGGGCGACCTCAGCGGTGGATTCTGTCAAAAAGGGTGCGGGAAGAAGGCGGGCAAACTCTTATTTTAAAAGGAATGTCAGGCGGTCTTATGGGTTCAATTACATCAAAATCCGATAAAACTGCGGCAATAGTGGGAACAAACAAGGATTATGCCGAATTACATCAATTTGGCGGTAGAATATCAAATTTATCAGGCGAAAAAGCCGTTAAAGTTCCTGCGAGGCCATTTTTGGTCATACCTGAAGAAGAAATGCAAGAAATAATGGACACTATACTTGACTACTTAAAAATCTAATCGTTCTTTTTGTTCTCTAACACTATTTTTTTAAACATTAAGCAATAAGCGAGAGGTGTGATATGACATTGAAGGAGCTCAAAGTAACGCTTGATTATAAAGATTTGAAATGTTTTCTTGACCAGTTTGGGGGGCAACGGATTTATGTGCCTCAAAAGATTATTGAAAAGCATTTTTTAGCTGAGAGAGTTGGGATGATGACAATGGAAAAACTGATTTATAAGTGGGGCGGAGAGATTGTGGATGTGCCGACAAGCTACAGTTTCAGAACTGAAGACATGAGAAGTCGGGTGTTTGAGCTAAAGTTTGCAGGTAAGAGTAATAATGAGATTGTAAGACAAACTGGGCTTTCAAGACGAGCAATACAGAAGATATTGGCAAAAAAGGATAGTGTAGAAGAGATACAGGCTTTTAATAAACCGTTACAGGCAAAACAAAAGACGCTATTTTAAGTATATTGACAAGTATCTCAACATTTTAATATTATTAATGAATTTTTGAAGCATTTTATCAAAAACAAATCTCAATTAATTTAATTATTAATCAAAGTTTTTATGATTAATTGGGCAGAAGCATTCACGCAAAAACCCACGCAAGCCTCATAAAAGTTATATAAAAACAATCAGTTAAGACAATTCCCTTAAAAAAAGCACTCTATTATTAAATAATCGAGACCAAATAAATAAATAATATTCCGTTTAAGTAGCCGACTTCATTGATAATCTTTTTTTTATTATATCGTAGTTTTTTACTTGACATCTCGTAAATTTCTGCTATAATCTATAATCATAGAGGGAATATTAAATTACTTCTAAATTAAAAGGGTTGCGACCTACGCAAAAGGAAAAGAAAATGACAAGAAAAGAAAGAATAAATAAACTGGCTAATAAAATCAGCAACAAAATTGGACAAGAATGTTTTTCTTGGTCAAACGGCAATTTCTCTCATTGGGAAACTTATGATGTCATCGAAAACGATCTTAATGAAGAAAAATTTTATTTTTGCACAAGCAATGGCAATTCAATTACTCCTGCTTTTAAGAAAAATAACGAAGGCAATTACTGGATGAGTTCTATGGAGTTTACAAAAAAGGTTAAAGAATTTGAAGAATGGCTTGTAATTCAAGCCGATAAAGTTTCAAGAACTCTAATAGATTCAAAAAGTTTAGCTATAGCCGAATAACCAAAAGGCTTTTCGGGCGTTATTTGCCCGAAAAGCCTTTTTTTTTGGATTAAAATTATAAGGGTTGCGACCTACCGCAAAGGAGAATTTTTATATGGAAACAATATGCCCAGTCACTGGCGAAATTTGTCTATTATCTTTTTGTAATGGCTGCCCTTGGACAGCCGATGACAGCGACAACGACAACTAAAAAAGCATAGCGGGGCTTATCACCCCGCTATGCTTTTTTTTTGGTTAAATTTTTAGAAACAATTAAATATAAAAAAAATAGGAGTTAAAAATGGACTTTGTTAAACCAGTATTGTGGGGTCACCCCACACATATTCCAACCCCTTCGCAATTGGATTCTTTTCAAGAGGAGAAAATCTCCTTTATTGCAAAAGAATTTCCTGACATTGCTAAGTTTTTACAAAATTGCCCAAGCGACCCCATAAAATTAACTGAAATGTCAAAAACCATCTGCGACAAACTTGCAGGCTTTTCAATTTTCCAGTTAGGCGGTAGCCCCGCCTTACTGGGTAAGGTTTGTAAGGAACTTGGCAGGCGCCAGGTTCTGAACGAAGAGGGGGTTGATTGCTTCCCTCTTCCGTTTTTGTATTTTGCTAATTCTGAGAGAATTAGCGAAGAAATTACTAATGTAGATGGCAGTGTAACAAAAATTTCAAATTTTGTCCACATTAATTGGACTGAGCTTTAACAAAAAGGCATTGTAGACTTTAACGGTCTGCAATGCCTTTTTTTTTGACCAAAATTTAACGATTTTTAACCAAACAGCAAAAATTTAACATAAAAGGGGAGAAATCCCCACTTTTTCAACAATAACCTAAAAAAAAAAAAAAAAAATTCCTCCGGAGGGGAACATGGAAATAATATCTCGGGAAGAGATGAAAAAA